CTTTATTCTTAATAACTAATTAATTAATTTTAGAAAGGGGTGGGTTCTGCCTACCCTTTTTTATTTAAAAAAACTATAAACTATGGCTTGTTCAGTAACTAACGGAAGAAAAATTCCGTGCAAATCAGCAGTCGGCGGCATAAAGAATATATTCTTTGGGCCTTACGATACTACAACCGCAGACTTAACTCCAGACCCTTCAACTGGAATAATAACATTAACTACAGCGGATTTTTATAAATATGAAGTAAAAGGTAATTCTAGCCTTGAAACTGCTATCACAAGCAGCAGAGAGAACGGAACAACATTCTTTGAAACTACTTTGAGCGCTACATTTACGTTTTTAGATACAGCAACTCAAGAACAAATTAAACTACTTTCTAGAGGACGTCCACAAATAGTAATAGAAGACTATAACGGGAACGGCTTTTTAGTAGGTAAAGACAACGGAGCTGAAGTAAACGGAGGTACTATTGTGACGGGAGCTGCAATGGGTGACCTAAGTGGTTTTACTCTAACTTTATTAGCTCAAGAAAATGAACCACCATTTTTCTTAGCTGCTTTACCAACTGATGCAAGTGCAACACCAATTAACCCAACACCATAAGAATTGATTTAATTGTTTTAAAAGGGGGTTATCTTAACGGATACCCCTTTTTTTATTTATATACAATACAAAATTATTTAGTTTTCTTTATATATTAATATGCAACTAATACAAACAAGCGGCAATAAAACATTTAACGTAATACCTAGACAATTTGTCGTAGGTGCTTTAACTCTTAACCTAAGAAGCGAAAGTACAAACGTAGTTGTTTCTGTTGGTACGACTTCAACAATAAGCGGAAACTATTTACTATTGCCCGCTATTTTTGGAACGCTAGTAGAAAATGACTTTTTTATTTTAGAGGTTTTAAACGGCACTGAAGTAATTTATAAAGACAAAGTTTTTTGTACTAATCAAACTATAAACCAAACTAGTAACGATTATTATACAATAAATAAAAATCAATTTGTTAGCGAAGACACTGCTAGTAACGAATATATTATAATATGAACGATTTAAGAATAGTTAATTTAAGCACCTACACTTCACCTGAGATAGTGGAAACTAGTAACAAAGAATGGGTTTCTTATGGCGCTGATAATGCTTATTTTCAGTATTTAATAGACCGCTATAATGGTAGCCCAACAAACAACGCTATTATTAACGGAATTAGTCAAATGATTTACGGGCGTGGATTAGATGCTTTAAATTCAAGTAAAAAGCCAGACCAATACGCTAAAATGATTTCTTTGCTTAAAAAGGATATGGTTCGGAAGGTTTGTTATGACCTTAAACTTATGGGCCAGACAGCTATGCAGGTTATTTATTCTAAGGATAGAAAGTCAATTGCACAAGTTGAACACATACCAGTAGAAAACTTAAGAGCTGAAAAATGTAACGATAAAGGCGAGATAGAAGCTTATTATTATTCAGATAATTGGGCAAAGGTTAAAAACGTAGGAAACACTTTAAGAATTCCAGCATACGGCTTTAGTAAAGAGAATATAGAGATAATGTATGTTAAACCATACAGAGCTGGATATAAATACTATTCCAGTCCAGATTATGCTGGTGGTTTACAATATGCAGAGCTCGAACAAGAGATAAGCAACTATCATTTAAATAATATCTTAAATGGATTAGCTCCGTCAATGTTAATCAACTTTAACAATGGTACTCCAAACGCCGAAGAACGTCAAATGCTTGAAAATAGGATTTACGAGAAGTTTAGCGGTTCTAGTAATGCAGGTAAATTTATTTTAGCGTTTAATGACAACCCAGAAAGCGCCGCAACTATTGAGCCAATACAATTAAGCGAAGCACATTTACAATATCAATTTCTTTCTGACGAAAGTTCTAAAAAGGTAATGGTATCGCACAGAGTTGTATCACCTATGCTTTTAGGCATTAAAGATAGCTCAGGATTAGGGAATAACGCTGAAGAATTAGAAACAGCAAGTATATTAATGGAAAATACTGTTATACAGCCGTTTCAGACGCTTTTAATAGATGCATTTGATACTATACTATCCTACAACCAGATATCGCTTAAATTGTACTTTAAAACGCTTCAACCGCTACAGTTTAAAGACTTAGAAAACGTAATGGACAGCGAAACAATGGAAGAAGAAACTGGCGTTAAGTTAAGCGAGCAACTTCCAGAAGATTTAGGTAATGAAATACTTAAAAAACTAATTGACTTAGGCGAAAACGAAGATGATTTATTAGCTGATTACAACCTAGAACACGAAGCAGAGGTCGATTATGAGCTAGAAGACCAATTAGACGAGGTTATAACAGACCTAAATACAGAAGATGATAGCACATTATTAGCTAAAATTTGGAATTTCGTTAGTACTGGGAAGGCTACACCATACCGAGATAGTGAACAAGACGGAACTAGCAAGCAAGATAGTCAAGAAGGCGTTGAATTTTTAGTAAGATACAAATATACTAGAAGGGTTAAAAGCTCTAAAACGGGTCAATCACGTAATTTTTGTGATAAAATGATATCAGCAAACAAAGTATATCGTAAAGAAGATATATTAGCAATGGATAAAGAGGCTGTTAATGCTGGTTTTGGGGTTGACGGTTCGGCTACTTATTCAATCTGGAAATATAAGGGCGGCGCTAGATGCCAACACGCGTGGATTAGAAAGACTTTTGCCCGTAAAGGTGGCAAAGGGTTAGGTAAAGCAATAACAACCAGCGCAGCAAGGAGTAAAGGCTTTAAAGCTCCAGTAAATGACAAAGAAGTACCAGTTGCACCAGCTAATATGCAATACGCTGGATATACAGCCGCTTACTGGAATAAAATGGGATTTAAAAACTAAGATATGGCTACAGCATTATTTATAACAAGAGAAGACTTAGTAAGGAATTCTATCATTGACGGGAATGTAGATTATGACAAGATAATTCAGTTCGTTAAAGTGGCCCAAGAAATTGACGTGCAGAATTTACTAGGAACGGATTTATACAATCGCATAAGTGCTGATATTATAGCGGGAACTTTAACTGGTAATTATTTAAGTTTAGTTACAGATTTTATTCAGCCGACTTTAATTTGGTTCGCTCAAATGAATTATATTCCTTTTAGTGCTTACACTATTGCAAAGGGTGGCGTTTATAAGCATCAAGCAGAAAATTCACAATCTGTAGATAAAAACGAAGTAGATTATTTAGTTGGTAAAGCTAGGGAATACGCTAATTACTATTCAACTAGATTGGTGGATTATTTATGTTTTAATAGTTCTTTGTTTCCTGAATATACAAGCAATACAAACAACGACATAAATCCAGATACAAATACAACGTTTAACGGCTGGGTACTTTAATGAAATATAAAGTAAAAAATAAAAACTTAAGTAAGTTAATAGCTTATTTAAAAAAAGAAACACCTTTAAAAGTTAAGGATGATAAATAATGTAATAAACGCTAAAAGCAGACAGTACACTAAGAGCGGTCTTACTGGTGAGAAAATGACTGTAACTTGGCAGCATTATATTGACAGCGTAAACACGTTTACTCTTTATAGTGACGGCGTTAATACTGCGTTTCCATTTTCTTATGGAGGTATCCCAGTCCCTTATAACGCTTATTTTACGTCTTTAAGTTTAGCAAGTATGCCATACTCAACTAAACAGTTTCCTAACGGAAGTAGTGCAACACTTAGCGTTTATGCCGATGGTGTTTTGTTAGGTTCACAAACACAAGCTCACGCAAATACTGTGAGGGAATACGTAAAATTTGACTTTCAAAGAAAATTATTAATAAGTAAAGACCAAGTTATTACATTAAGATTACAAGTGAATGGACAGTGGTGGTATTGTGCTACAACTTCAATAATAACAGAAAGATAATGGAGAACCCAATTTTAGCAATGATACCAAGCGGCTATAAAGCAGCCAAGCTTTATTCAATACTTCCAAGTGACGGAAGCGGCGATTTTACTGTTTCAGTAGATGCTGATGCAACCAGAGTAAATAAAGAGGGGTTAATTGAAGGGGTTGCTTTAAATCAAGCTAGGCTAACCTATGACCCATTAAACCCAGAGTGTCCTAGTTTACTTTTAGAACCAACATTAACCAACTTACAAGTTTATAGTCAAGAGTTTGATAATGCAGCTTGGCTTAAAATTCAAAGCACTATAACTGCTAACAATACAATATCTCCAAGTGGCGAATTAAATGCAGATAAGTTACAAAGAACGGCTACAAATTCAAGTTTTGTTCTTGACGGAATTGGTAAATCAACAGATGCTAAAACCTATACTACTTCTATTTTTGTAAAACAAGGCGAAGGGGATTTTTTTGCTATTAGAGCACAAGGGGCTTATCCTAGTCGAGTAGATTTAAGATTTCAATTTTCTACTAAACAAATTATACAATATGTAGCGTCTAGCAGCTTTACGGCTCTAAGCTCAAATGTTAAAGAGTTTAAAAATGGTTGGTTTAGAATTTCAATGACCTACACGACTGACACCGCAGCTGGATTAACTAATTATTTTAGCTCTAGAAGCTCAAGCGGAAATACTGATAGTACAGATATAAATGCAAATGCAAATTGTTTTTTATGGGGTTGTCAAGTTGAAGAGAATAATTATGTTACTAGCTATGTGCCGACCACAAACACTTCAGTGACTAGAACAAATGATATTTGTAAAAATGCTGGTAATGCTGCTTTATTTAATGTTAGTAAATTAAGCTTATTTATTGACGTTAATAATTTTAAAACAAACACTGGTTCATTTTCGTACATAGTTTTAACAGATGGACAAAATAGTCCAATTAATATGATACGTTTAGATTATACACAAAACAGTATATTAATAAGAAGTTATGATAACGGAACAATTAAATTAAGCTACAATATTACTTCTGTTGTTCCAAATCAAAGAAACAAACTATTATTAACTTTCGATAACAATGAGGCTAAAACTTATTTTAATGGGGTTTTAAAAAACACAAGCACATCAATAACTATACCTTCAGGTTTAGATAGTCTTAGCTTTACTAATAGAACAGAAAGCGGAGGTTATTTTCAAGGCGAGGTACACGACGCTAGGGTTTACGACAGAGTATTAACACAAGCAGAAGCAATAAAACTAACAACATAATGGCATACGGAGAAATATATAAAACAACGTGGTGGGGTTATCCAGTGCAATTTGGCTGGGGTGGAATATACTTTGACTTGTCAGTAACAAGCGCAGTACCTAACCTTTTAACGACTTTACAAGCTAGAGCAACGTATTACGAGAACGCTGCAGGAACGACTACAATATTAACCGCCTT